CTTGGGCCAAGGTAGTTGATTTGGCTTGCCGAGTCCTCGAAAGACCCGAATACCGGGTAAGTAGCAAAGTTGCCTCCGCTGCTTACCTGGAACATCGCCAACCAGATATTTTGGAACAGCTCGTGGTGTCAAATAAGGTGTTCAGTCGATCGGGTCAACCAATAATATATAGTAAGGAGTCCGTCCCCCAATCACATGATAGTTATATTGCGATAAAGTCCAGCAATATAATTTATCAATTGTCGATTGAGGAGGCTATGGTTTCTGAGATAGAATTATTGGTTGACCTAATCAAACTAATTCCAGGATCCGAGGGGCAGGTCATGGAAAAATTCCCACTGATCACATCAGTTACGATGAGGGAATATTTCCAAGGAGCACCTGCCCTATTAGAACGATTACAGGAATACCTTTTCACGATCTTCATCAAGCAACAAGATCTGTTGATCGATAATCCAGTTTACGTAAAATCCGGTTCACAACCGGGACTTTACATGGATATCATCAGTGCAACGAGATACTTTTGTGCGACATACGTGAAAGGGAAGACCTTAGTAAGCTGGAAAATCAAAGATCATTCGGAGGAGGTAACTACTCTATTTAATATAAAAGTAAAAGAGTATCTCACGAATGTCTTCCTTAGGTTCACAGCATTACTAGCGACCCACAAGCGAACCATGGCGCATCGTGACTTTATCCTGAGTGCGAAGAGTGAAGAACTCTGCGAAATGTTGTCCGACCCTCGATATAGACCTACAGTTTATAAGTTTCACACCTTGTACAAAATATTCCAAGGGAAAACAGGTAAACGTAGGATACAAAGTCTTGAGGACTGTGTGTATGTCTTAGCAGTGTCTTACGACATAGCTAAAGGAGCACATACAACAGACTTTGTGATGTCGGAGATGACAACGCATTTCGCGAATCTAGCGTCTTTAGCTTCAGGTGGGATTAAGGCTATGGTGGAATATATAGGATCTCTCCAAGAACGCGCAATAACAGCCGTTCTACAAGACACAGGAGAGACCCCACAGTCAACCTTAATACACGCAACCATGAAGCGAGGATTAAAGCCCGTTGATTGTCCTATAATGAAGAAGAAAGCAAAGGCCAAGTTGATTAATGCAATGTGTGCTGACATCAACCCGGCGACTGAAAGCATAAAGAACTCAAATGGTGATCACGTCCCCACTCTCAATCCACAAGATATACGGGAGTTTGTCTTTAAGAAGATCCAAAAGACAAGACCGGAGAAAATAATAGACAATGGGGTCAACGTTTCAACGTACTCCAGTCTCGCTGCTTGCCTCGAAAGAGCAAGGTCAAAAGGAGGAAGTTACGACTACCTTACCACCAGTGTGGCCGGATTTACCCTTCATAACTTGTGCCAACTCTTGACGCATAACAGCAAGACCTTCGTTGAGGCCTACGTTGACCTTACATTCCCACAAATTTTCCCCAATCTCATCGATCAAATGGACAAACTCTCTTCGGTTGAGAAAAAGAATAAACTCTTTCTCGCATATACCTTAGCGAAGAAAGCGGGAATACCAAATGAAACCGTGATCTTCGAACGACCGCAGAAGAGTACAAAAGACCTTAACGGGAATGACCAAAGTTTAACAGACATCCTAATGGAATTCATGGATGGAAACTTTGAGGAGAACAAGGTTAAGGTTCTTACACCGCAAGGGAAAGAGACCTTCTTGACGAGACGAGACCTAATTCGTCTGAAGATCCCTGTCGGATTATGTGGCTACCTCTTAAAAGATAAAGAAGTACCAATGGACCTCCTTTGGCATCTAAACATGATGGTCCGTTTAGATATGGATGTGTTACCTAAAGTACAGTATAACACAATCCCAGAGAAAGGAGTTAAATTCCGAGCAGCGGGTGTGACTTCTGCGGACTTGATGGGTCTTTTAGCTCCTCTCAATGACATGGTAACAAAAGTCATCAAGAGGATGCCTGAGTTTACAAGTGCTTTCAGTGACGACAGTGCTATGTACAAAGGCGTACATAAGAGACTTCAACGGGGCTTAAAGAAAATGCTAGTGAGACCTGGAGAAAAGAGAGACAACCTCTTCGTGGTGAGTGCCGATATGAGCCAAGCCACAGATACGATGGAAAGGGAAGCAATCTTCGCGTGTATAGATGGTATAGCCGACGCCCTTAATTGGACACCATACCAAAGAGAACTGGCCAAGTACGGAAGCGGTGAATATTTGATAGTAGAGAAAGATGGTGAGGAACAAGGACGAACCAAGCGTGGAACACAGCTCGGTTGTCCCTTATCATTTAGCATCTTATGTCTACTTCACGCTTACGCCGCACGAGGAACGACCAGTTGTCTATTTGGTGATGACCTGATAGGGGTCTTCAAC